CCCTTCCTAGACCCTATATACCCTATAGACCATACATACCATACATACCATACGTCAATTATATCTATACTCTATTTAGTTATCCAGTATAATAATTCTATTTACATTAACAATATAATTATACACTCTCACACCCGCTTGACAAGTGGAAAAAAGAGTGTATAATTATGTTTAAACCTAACCTAACTAACCTAACTAACCTAACTAACCTAACTAACCTAAGAGGAAATTCAATTATGAATACTACAAACCCAATGAATAGAACGACAATTAAATAACTTTGAACTATATGTCAAATAAATTCCTCCCATTACAAGTAACCTATACTGGTTTCAAAGTAATATCTAAATTCCCATTGCCTTCGCTAGAAATAGCGACGGCATTCGTTCGTTCTTATGGAATAGCCAATAACATTCCATTGGCTTTATTTACAATAGTACCTTTAAATGTATTAGAATTATTCTCTCCAATGAATGATAATACATTTAAGTATTCAACGGATTGTCATTCGTTCCCCGATTTAAGCATTGGGCCATTAAAGCATAAAACAAAATCCCAAATACGTTCGGATGAAATAGACTCCTCGCATCCATTTATTAGTGGAATATCCAAAAATGTTGGAATTCCACAATCAAAATCAGTTGAATTAGATTTCTCTGCTTTAAACCCAATTCAAACAGTAGCCAACATTCCAATGTACAAGACTGCATCAGAGGAAATATATTCCATTCTAATGGGCTTTGTACTAGACCCAGATTACAATAAGAGAATGAATTTTGCTACTACAATTGCAAATCCAGACCTTGCCACTTCTAATAGGGATGCGGACTTACTCATTTTTAATAAAATAAAAAGAGCAATTCTATTGCAACCCAAAGATAACCCAATGAACATTACAATAGAAAATGCATCCCGTGCCATTTCTTTATTCTATTCAAGATCAATTGATATAAATAAGTTTCAATCTTATTTTCCACACTTGACGCAACAATTACCATAATTACCATAATCCTTAATTACCATAATTCACTGAAAGCAAATTATGACGACAACTACAATAGTAGAACCTTCCATTACCCCAAATATAGAACCTTCAATTGCCCTAAGTGCAAAAGAAATGTTGGCAAAATTAAAAGCCAAAAGACTAAATAATGGAATTGCAACCCAACCAAATAATACCATAATTAAATCCGGCGATGGATTTATTGATGCACTGGCTTTTGCAGACTTAAAAGCTACCCCAATTAAAATTACTGAACCAATTGAACCAATAATTCCAATTGAACCTAAAATACAATTAAATAAAGAACAATCCGCTGCTGTAGAATTAGCTTTAAGCGGACGATCTTTTGTATTCTGTGGTTCTGCCGGAACTGGTAAGACAACAACTACAAAAGAAATTGTAAAAGCATTAAAACAAGAGCATAAAGAGCGGAACATTGATAAATTCACAATGTCCACCGCATATTTGAATGCCGGTAATCCTTCTATTGTAGGAACTGCATTTACTCGCAGAGCTGCTAAAAACATGAAAAACGCAATAAATGATTTTACAATCACATGCGTCAACATTCATAAATTGGTGGAATTTGGGCCTGTCTATTATGAATTACCCACTGGCAAAAAGACAATGCGGTTTGAACCTAAATATAATAGGGTACGTAAATTGCCTCACATAGAAACAATTATATTTGATGAATCTTCTATGGTATCTCGTGAACTATTCCAAATAGTTTGGGATGCATTACCGTATCCAAAAGAAACTCAATTTATATTTGTTGGTGATATTCAACAGATTCCACCAGTAATGGGATTATCTATATTTGGCCCCAAATTAACTGAATTACCAGGAGTTGAATTAACTCACATTTATCGTCAGGCATTGGAATCCCCAATTATTAGACTTGCTACTGATATTAAAGATGGTATACCTATTCGCCGTAATGATTGGGCAAAGTATTCAGATGGAGATAAATTAAAATTCGCAGCCATTCCCAAGGGCGATTGGGAATCCTCTGCTTACGCATGTACTAATCTATTGAAATCCCTATATGAAAAGAAAGAATACAATCCTAAATTGGACATGGTATTAGTTCCTTTCAATGTGAAATTCGGAACAGAGATATTCAACCATGAAATAGCAACAATGCTAGATACTGAATCCAATTCTGTTGTATATGAAATCATTGCAGGATTCCAAAAAGCATATCATGCTGTAGGAGACCATATTCTATACAATTCAGACGATTATGAAATAGTTTCTATTGAATCCAATATCTCCTATCGTGGAGTCAAACCACAATTGGAATCTAATAAATTAGACCGGCATGGAATGATGTCAAGAAACATAGAGAAGGTATTAGTATCTGTATCCGATATAATAGATACAGCTCCAATGGAGGAACAGGATATAGACTTTGGAGCATTAGATCATAATGACATGGAAGGGTTTGCAAACCTTCAAATTCTGAAAACAGATGATGATAAATTCAATGTACTTTCACACAAAATTAAATTGCGTCCTCTATTGGATGAAGAAGAAACAAAAAATAATCAATCAGAATTAGAAACCACAACAGGAGAAATTATAATTGATTCTGTAGGGGAATTTGCAAAGTTATTTCTTTCTTATGCAATTACTGCACATAAAGCTCAAGGCCTACAAGCGAAAAGAGTATTCTTTTTCTTGCATAAATCAAACGCAATACAATCATATAGAGAACTAATTTATACTGCAATTACCAGAGCACAAGTATACTTGCGAATTATTTGTGACCCTGAAACATTTAGCAAGGGAATAGCAAACCCTAGAATTACTGGAACAACATTAGAGGAGAAAAAACAATTCTTTATTACAAAACTCAATACACCCGAACAAATTGCCAAACAATTATCTTTAACTTTAAATGGAAAATAGGAAATATATTATGCCTACTTATCGTGTAATTGCAAAGAAACCACAAGATAAACAATACAAGGGATTCAATGTGCATAAAGAAATGCAAGTTGAATCAAGACTCGATACTACAATATATCATTTAGATAATGATGCCACCGAACAAGAAAAAATTGAATTCCATTCTGAATTAGAAAATAGATTCAAATGGCTAGCAAGAAAACTAGAAATGGAAATCAAACTACAAGGAATATCACGAACATAAAATACAAACCATTCTTTCCTTCTCACATCAATTAACCAATCATTATTTTTTAAGATTGAAGAAACAATATGTTAAATATCCATACTCATAAAGTTGGTATGATGAAAAATTCTACATTACAAGTATTCCGTGACCCAATTTCCGGGTTTAAATTTGTAATGAATTACGGATTTGAATTACAAACCAAGATAGCAATCCATCCACTATACTCTGAATCCTTTGATGTAGTATATAAAATTGCAAAAGAAATCCTCAATGATAACCCACAGCATTGCTCCCTAGAACAAAAGAAACTAGTATTTGGTGTTCTATTATTTCAATTAAAAGAGGCGAAGGTATTATCTTTTCATGAATTCAATCACTTAAAGCTAGATTATGCTTTCTTTGATGATAAGAAATTCATTGCAAAGTTATTCTTTATATTGCCTAAATTGTACTTTCATTCCCATGAGAAGACATTAAATATTCCTACATTCAGAATAACAGGCTCTCAAATAGGGTCATTCAAGGAATGGATTAACTATTGCGTTCAACGGTTAGGTGAACAAAAGAGAAAGCAAGAGTCCGTAACATATGATGAAAAGTTTATTGCAATAAATCGAATTCTATCTTTGTGGAAAATGAAATCCGATAAAGAGTATAAATTACCCCAGAAAGTAAAGAGATATATTTGGGAATGTGCTAGTATTCCAACCTCATTAAAGCATGAATGGGAAGATTTCTTTACAATATCTGGAGCGGAATTATATATGAAAAATAGACCACGTTCCACTGAATCAATTGATTTATTCTGGAGTCTATTAGAATGTGTAGATCATCTTGAACAATCTGATTACCAAAATACTGTAACCATGTGGGTTATTAAATGGCTCAAAAAGAAAATGGGCGAATGGGTTGTATGGGAACCTACACTAGAAGACCTCATAATAGATTATTCTATTTCAACTCCCAAACATGAGGCATTTAAATCCCATGCAACCTTTATTATTGAATCAAATAAAGAACACGAGTACCAGAAAGGGGAACGTGAAGCATTGGCAGTATTAGCTAAAGACCAATTAGAGAAATTGCGAGCTAAGATTGCAGCCAAGAAAGCTAATACTCCACAATTCTCAATAGTCCATGCCGAAGACCTAGATGTGGTCTTTCCTTCCAATTCTTTTACCATTCTGGAGAACTAAATGCCTTATATTTTACCATTCCAAAATGGAAATAAAGTACGATTGAATAGAATGGAAAAGCAATTCATTTATTCTTCTTTTACATTACCTAATTCATTAAAGGAGGAAACAGGAGTATCAGAACATAAGAAATGTAATGTACTACTATGTGAATCCGATATTAAAGAGGGACAGTACTTATATGGCCACGATAAATACAATATTATTTGGTTGGATTTTCCAGAGGAATGTATCTCCAACACTGTAGATTTTTCCATAAGAGATTTTCGAGACTTTGGAATTCCACCAATGATCTTAATTCGTAAACATAAATCATCGTAACTTAATAGTAATCGCAGCATTCACCTATCTTAATCTAAAGGAAACTCAAATGACAAACGCACAAATGAACGAACTATCTATGGCTGGCTTGGTGGCCGTAATAGATCATTATAAATATAACACAGCAAAAGCAAATCAACTCTGCCGAGATGGATACGAAGCCCAAAGCCGAGTACACGATGCAATGGCAGCCAAACGCAAAGAGCTAGAGAAAGAAATAAAAAATGACATTCAATGAACTAATCCCAGTATTACAGCTTGCATTAAATTCTCAATCCACTTCCCTATTGGTTCTATTACAAGAATTTAAGCATCGCCCACCCCTCAATTCAAATAGGCTAATTCTGGAATATTCTCCAGAAGAAATAGAACATATTTTTATTGCAAATCATAAATATGGAAGTGCTCAAATTCCATGTCGGCATTGCGGCAAGAATCGTATTCTATATGGAAATAGGAGGTAATAATATGAGCAATTTACATCCCTCCTTATATAGATATAATTATCAAGCATCTACGAGTACGGAAACGTGGGTAACTATACCATTGGATTATCATGAAGCTAAGAGAATGGTCAATCAAGGTCTATCTCTATCCATAATTAAAAATGCTTTATATCTAAAGAATAGAGCCACAATAGAATCATACAAACAATCCCCAGAGAATCAATCCCAAGGGGCACTTGACAAGTAGCTTTTTTGTGGTATACTGTATCTAACAATCCGTAAAAAATCCCACTAAGAAATCGCAAGAAATCCTACTAAGAAATTTTATTGAATTGTTAGTTACTTTCCCTGTGCATTCCGCACTCCCGCACATTCCGTGCATTTTAATTGAACCGGAGATTTTATATGAACCAAGTCGAACTAACTATTAAACCGCGTGCCCCTCGTGCAACTGCAATTACTCGTGCAGCAGCAGAGGGAAAACCAAAGCCAATTCAAAAGGCTGCATTTACTGTTAAAATTCCAAAATACGAACCCGCTGATATTGTTGGCTTTGTAGAAAATAATAATATCCCATATCTGGAATACGTAGCTCGTCTGGTTAATGCAGATGCTGAATTGGCTTTGCGTGCCCAATTGGCAGATGATGAATTGTTCCCAGTAGATTCCGAGATTGATGTTAGTCTGATTGATTTTGCAGAACTAGATATTGCTAAGTTAGCAGAATTGCGTACTCGCTCTCGCTCTACTGAATTGGCTGAAATCACTGAAGAAGATTGGAAATTGTTTACTGATTCGTTTATTGCCTGGGGTGCAGAGACTCACAAACGACCCGATCCAGCAGCTAATGCAAAAGCACAAGTTATCGTTCGCAATATGTCAGAAATTATTGCAACTGGTTTCCGTGACATTCGCAATGAGCAGAATAAACTGGAAAAAGTTAAAGCGCAATTGGATGCATGGTTCACTTATGTGGGCAATAAACCCGAAGGTGAATCAATGGTAGATATTTATGAAGTATCTGCGGCCATGTACGATAAACGCTTGAAGACTTTGGCTAAGAAAGCAGAGAAGACTTTGATTGATTTTGAATAATCAATTTAATTGGGCATTCCCTATATTGGTAGTATGAGGCCCACGTTTGCAAACTCATATTACCACCTAAGCTGCAAGGTTAAATGTAGATAAATATATAGATAAACTATTTCACAATTTTAAAGTCTATACTGAACATTCAATAATCAAAAATCATTGGATGTTTGGTATGTATTTTACCTAATTATTGAGTCCTCTTAATGGCATCTGAATATAAAAAAGCATGGGAAATTTTAAAGAGAACTAAGAGTATTACCATACTCTTGAATTCTGCCCTCTCAGAAAAAACAATCAAAGATGCTATAACCGAAAAGAAAAAAGATGACCCTAATAAAGACCCAAAAGAGAGAATTAAAACGGAACGGGTTGTTAGACCTGATGGCCGTATTCAAATAGTATTCACATTGGTTACTTCTATTAGAAAGTCAAACGAATTTTTTGATCTTTAATTTTCATTTCATTCCTTTCCCTCTCCTCTTTAGCTTTAATTTTAATTCCATTTACTCCCTATGTTAGATACACTACCTACCACACCCGAAAAATCAATAGAAGAAAAGCTATCTGAAATCCGTTTAGAAATATCTGAAATGGAAATTCTATTGAATGGCAATGCCCCCTTAGGGGATTGTGTATTACGTATACATAGAAAATTAAAAGAAACTCCAGAACTTGCTGGTCTACTTTCCCGTGAAGATATAATGAAGCAGGTAAAAGGATTAAACTCCTTAAAACTATCTGCAATCCTAGAAGGAAAAGGCCGCAAGTCTGTAAAGAATTCGTATTCCGCTGATGATTTAGACCTTTAAATAGGAGAGTAATAAATGAATACTTCCAATTTAGGTAAGCTAAGTCACTCTGCATTGCAAACATTACGCTCCTGTCCCCGCAAGTTTGAATTAGATAGATTAGAATATCAACCAAGAGACGCGGGAACTGCACATACTGCATTTGGACACGCACTCGGAGCGGGAATTCAATCTCTATTTCATAAAGGGGATTTAGACATTGCACTATTTGAAGCATTTAATGCTTGGAGTTGTGATCTATTTGACGATATTCCCGGTAAAAAGAAATCATTTTTTGATGCAATGATTGCAATAGAGAAATTCTACATAACTCAATTCCCCCTAATGGACGAGTGGGAGCTAGCTTATTTAAAGGATGGTAAACCTGCAATTGAATTAGGTTTTGCAATTAGATTGCCAATGAATTTCTGGTATCGTGGTTTTGTTGACGCAGTTTTAAAGCATAAAAAAACTGGTGCTTTACGTGTACTAGAATTGAAAAGTACCGGAGCCTTTACTGTGCATGAATCTATGTATGGTAAATCATTTCAAGGTGTAGGGTATTCAATTATCCTAGATTCAATATCTACTCAAATGAATGTAGTATCAGACTACGAAGTATTATATTTAGTGTATAAAACAGCAAGTAGAACATTTGAGGAAATGCCATTTCTTAAATTAATTTCTCACAGAATTAACTGGCTACATGATCTATTATTATCCGTTGATATGATAGCTTTATATAAAAGAGTAGGCCGGTTTCCTCAAAATGGAGACTCTTGTTTTTCTTTCGGGCGACCATGCAAATACTATGAAACATGCGATATATCAAATGATACATTATTTCTGGGGTTTACCAGCACCGAAGAAGAATTTGACCCTACCACTTTTGATTTTGTATTCGATTATTCTGATCTCGTTAGAAATCAATCTACCAACATCAAAGAGCAGATTAGGACTACCTCCTGAATTAACTGGAAATAATAGAAAGAAATAAATGACTACCTCAGCAGACCTAAAAATCAATCCAATGTGTTCTCTAATTGAAGTTGCTCCGAACTATGGAAAGAAAGAAATAATATTATTTCATTCCATGCATAAGTGCTTTACTGATCTGCATTACAAAGATCCAGCATTTATTAAACTAAAAAAGACTCTTGGCTTGAAAGGAGATACAGGAGAAATTATAAATACCATAATGGAAAAATTGGATAAGAGTAATTCAATCTTTAAAGATGTTACATTTAACCCAAATTCTCTATTAGTAGAATGGGCCTTTCAATATGAGGCCGGGTTCTACTTACGATTCAAATACTATAAAAGTTAGTTTGTTTATTTTTATTCGTGTTAGTTTATTTAATTTATTTAAGGAGTTAGTATGTCCCATTCCCCACAACGACCTATCTGTTTGAACTGTATACATTCCCGTGTTCAGTCCAGAATTACAGAAGTCACTGACAAAGATCAGCAATTCGCTATTCTAATGGCCTCTGTCTGTGCACAAAGCACCAATCTAAGTATTGAGTTAATAACCGGGCAGGAATCATTTGATTCTTGTGTCAATACCCGCAAAGATAATTCTAAATGTGGAATAGATGGAGCATGGTTTGAGACTATTCCAAGTCCAGTTTCAAATCCAATTGAAGATGTGCCATTCATAGAGCCAACAACTCTACAATCAATTGTGAGTAATAGAATCATAGAAGATAATCAAAACCCAAATAATTCGCCATAAATAAAATTGCATTCTTAGCTCAGTTGGTTAGAGCAGAGGACTCATAATCCTTTGGTCATTGGTTCAAATCCAATAGAATGCACCAATAAATTTAAAATCATTTCCCCTCCCATCAATTTTTTATTAACCTTTATTAACCTTTATATATCATGGCCACTTTTAGATTCCTAATCATTCACCTCGAAGATATCCCAAAAGTTACAGGGACTAATGACGAAGAAATTGCACAGTACTACGCTGAGGCAATAGGAACCTTTACTGTAGTTGATACAGTTACAAATAAAATAAAGAGACCAGTTGATTTCGACATGGAATCCGCCGATGCTGAATACCTCCCATACCTCACAGTACAAGAGGATACCATAGATTTAGCTGCTTTAATGGAAGATAATAGTACTGAGCCTGAATCTGATTCTGACGTAAATGAAGATTGAATTATCATGCCATTAACTCTTGCTACTCTAATTGACAATCCACAAACTCACCGTATTATTATTTACGGAGCCCCCGGTTCTGGAAAAACATACTCAATAGGGGGTCTAGCGGAAACCCATACACTCCATTATCTCTCATTAGAGAATGGGCACAAGACATTATTGAATCCTGAATGTGTCAAACTGGAAGCCAGAAAGAATGTTAACATATATAAAATGTTAGATTCTCCAGAGACTCCAATTGCTGCTGCATCGTTGGATTACTTATTCCTAAAGGGTAATGCCAATCTGTGTGATTATCATGGTAGACATGATTGCTCTCTGTGCAAGAAAGATAATCCTAGCGGATTTTCAGTTATTGATTTCTCTAAATTCACAGCTAAAGATATTCTAGTAATTGATTCTCTGACTCAGTGGGTTGAATCTATTTCCCACCGACTAACTCCAAATGCCAACTCAGATGCAAAGAAAGAATTTGAATACTATAGGCTATTGGGTTTGCATTTATCCCGCTCTCTTGGTAGAATTCAATTACTCGACCATTTTTCTATAATTATTATTTCTCATGAAGGCGAAGTTACTTCGGCAGGTGTAGTTGATTCAGAAGATGCACCCCAGAAAATTGGCCCAGCTGGAGGTACTCGTTCTTTTGCAAGAAACAATTCTCGTTATTTTGATGGAGCATACTATTGCACTGTCATGAATAAGTCACATAGAATGCAATCATCTTCTATGGCATCTACTACGGTTCTATCAAAAGACCGTTCTAATTTTGATACATCAAAATATAAAGATCCAAGAGAAGCGCTAAAAGCACTATTCAATCCTGAACTGAGAATAAAATAAATCATGAATGCAATCAATACAGACCGCCCTATAATTAAAAACCGACATGCTGATAGGGGAGACTCTACTAAAAGAGGGGCTTTTCATGTTCCAAATCCCGCCGGATTTAAATTAATAAAAAAATTTAAAGGTAAAGAAGCACACAGGGCGGCAATAAGATTCTTCTGTTTAGGATATTAAATCATGCAGACTCATTTAATGATCGACCTAGAGACACTGGGAACAGGGCCGAATTCTATGATATTAGAAGTTGGATTATGTTTCTTTAATGCCACAAAAATAAATGAATCATATTCTATTTTTATTGACGCGACAAGTTCTCAAGAATTGAAATTTGAAATTGAAATAGACACTCTGAATTGGTGGCAAACTCAGTCACCAGAAAAATTTATGCGCCTTATGAATCCACCAGGGGTAAAGCACGCTGTTGTTATAGCTGCAAAGGTGATTCATAGTCTAGCCATTAAACATGCAAACAATGAACAACTAGTTGTTTGGGGCAATGGGCCAGATTTTGATTTAGTTATATTACGAAATCTTTTCAATAAAGCAAGGCAGCCATATCCTTTTAACCCTAAAAATCATCGCTGCTTCCGAACAATCAAAAGCATACTAGGTGCTCCTAGTGGATTTGATTATATAGTTAATGAAAAAACCTCCCACACAGGGAGAGGCGATGCAATTAATCAAGCAGAGTACTTAATAGAGCTTAATAACTATTACCCATACGGCACACGCCCATTCAATATTCTATAAAAGTGTAAAAGAATTTAAATATAATAAGTAGCGACCTTTAGAATTATTCGTTGTTATAAATTATATTTACTTACTCATTATCCCTGAGTTAAACTGGGATTATTTTCCTCAACCCGATTATTAATACCTCAATTAACTAATCATTTAACTTTACTAACTTGGATTTATTATGACACAAACTACCGACTTTGAAATTGTTGACGATTTCGATATTGAAAAAATTGATGCAATGCCCCAGTATGTCAATGACATTAATGGTGGCGTCAAAGCTATTTTGAATCTATCCCGAGACACCGACAAAGTAGCAGGAACTGATCGTTTGATTTTTGATTTTAAGATCACTGAGATTGTTGAATTGCGTAAAGGCGAAGCAACGGCAGGAGACTTGATGCGTACAGCTTTTTCATTGGTTATTTCTGAAAAAGAAAAAGCAAAAAATGCAACGCAGCCAAGTGGATTGCGTATGGCTAAACCACTAATTGATGTTCTCCGTGCTGGATTGAAAATTGAAAGTGGAAAATTGAACGACATTGTATCTGAAGTAAAAGATGTACACGTAAGTGTAATTGTTTCTTCTCGTACTTCTAAGGTCGCGCAGCCTGATGGTTCAGAAAAAGAATATACTAATCTGGATATTAAGCGGCTGGCAGTTCTGTAAGCTACTAACCTATTGACTTTTGGATAATTAGAATGGCCTCAGTCCCACAAGGATTGGGGCCTTTTTGTATGAGAACCCTATTTTTTCTATCTAAAGCTGATGCACCTTACGTGCCATTATTAAAATCCTCCCTATCATTCCAAATAAAAGGAAAGATTTTAATTGGAGAAACCATTTCTCTTCTATCAGAATTAGACTTATTGATGGAACAACATACATGCGACAATGTTGTTATCTCGGATAAGTCAATATTAAAAATTTTATTCCCCAATAAGAAAATAAAAGAATCCGGAGTAGATGGCCCCGGTCTATCTATTGCAGACTTCAAAGGCAATCTAATATACTCTATAAAGAACAGACCAATTTTAATTCTGTTTCCTCTAAAGCATTTGTTCTCAATGCCCGAGGGTAAGTTTCTATTGAATCATTACTTGGATAAACTGTACAAGCCCAATAAGTTCATTCCTTTTGGGGATTTCAAATTAGAAACTCCAGACGCCAAGGATGAATTCACTGCATGTATATCATTTTTATTTAATTGTACAGTAATTGCAGTGGATATTGAGACAGGAATTAATCAGAAAATTAAATGTATTTCTTTCTCTGGCCTACACAAGGTAGACCCAGTTATTCGTACATTTGGATTCATGCTAGATGACGAAGCTAAGTATGAGATTGTTAGACTCATTTGTGGTAATTCGGTTTCTAAGATTTTTCAGAATGGACGCTTCGATGTGCTGCATTTATTGCATTGGGATATTCCAGTAAAGAACTGGTACTGGGATACCTATGGAATGTTCTCTGCAATATATGCGGAGCTACCCCGCTCTTTAGATTATATATCTTCTTTTTGCATTAGAGATATTCTATACTGGAAAGATGAATCAGCAGAGGATATTTTACTATACAATGCAAAGGATACCCACTGTACTCTATTATGTTTCCTGTGGATGATCGAACATATGCCACAGTATGCAAAGAACAATTATTATAAACTATTTAAAATTGTATTTCCAGCATTGAGCTGTGAATTTGAGGGAATCCTGGTTGATTCTAATGTCCGAGTACAGATGGAGAATAACCAAAGGAAAATAATTCAAAAAGAATATGAAGACTTGAACTACATTCTCGGAACTAAATTCTTTAATCCCGCCTCTCCTCCACAAGTAAAGTCACTACTAAAATTCCTAGCTCCAAATCAAAAGATAGAATCCTCTGATGTTACAGCAGTTACAAAGATTGCAGATCGTCATCCATTGAACGCTGTAATTCTAGGTAAGATGACTAGCTATAGAAAATCATTGAAAATGTTTTCTACTTACATAGATGCAACATTGTGGAATAATAGAGTAACTTATTCGATTGACCCATTTGGAACAGACACAGGACGCAGTGCGTGCAGAGCTTCCTCATTCTATGAAAAGAAAAACAATTCAGAGGACAATGATATTTACATTCGCTATGGGGTTCAGGTACAAAATATCCCACCGTACTTCAAGGAATGTTTGAGAGCTGACCCAGATTTTCTATTAGTAGAAATGGATAAATCCCAAGCGGAATCTAGGTGTACCGCATACCAATCTCAAGATACTAATTTAATTAGAGTAGTTGAGACGTCTCCTGACTTTCACTGTACCAATGCTTCTTTATTTTTTGGAATTCCATTTGAAGCAATGTATGATATTAACACTGGTAAGGTTTTAAATAAGGAAATTCGCCAGCTCTCCAAAAGAACTAACCACGGTGCCAATTATAATATGGGCTCTTGGAAATTAGTAAATACAATGGGAGAGAAAAATATATATAAAGCTAAGGCACTACTTAAATTACCGGGTAGTTTCACAGCTACAGATGTTGGAGATTATTTATTAAACCGCTTTGATATTACGTATCCCAGAATTAGGAATGAGTGGCAAGCGGAAATAATAAATGAGGTGTCTACAACTGGGATGCTTGTTACCCCAGATGGATGGACACGTCGTACATTCTTATCACCAGGCGAAAATAAAAATGACTTGAACGCACTAGTTGCCCACAGTCCACAGCACTTAAACATTGCTCTAGTTAATGAGGGATTCTTTCGCATATGGTATGAACTAGAAGACCCTAAAATATTTAGAATAAAAGCTCAGATACACGATTCAGTTTTATTTCAAGTACATAAAGACCACTTACATTTAATAAAGGAAGCCCAGAGAATTTACGATGAAACCTCACACATAGAAGTACACGGACGTCACTTATTTATTCCCTCTGCTATTTCTCGTCCATCGATATATTGGAAAGAAAATAAAGAGTGGAATATGGAAGAATAATTTAATTTAATTTTTGAGAAAGAAACACTATGAATATTTTACTACACGCTAATGAACTTATCCACGGCCAACGACAAAAAGAGTACGGAGATAAAACAGCTAATTTCTCCCGAATTGCCGATGGTTGGAATCTGGTTCTAAAAGATAAACTAATTCCCGGTAAAGTTATTACCCCTCAGGAAGTAGCTCTGTGCATGATACAATTAAAAATAGCAAGGCTATGCGCATCCCCATTGCATAGAGATTCGGCTTTGGACATTGCAGGGTACATTGGATGTTATGATATCATAACTAATAATGAAGACCCTACCAAATAGGAGGAACCACTCATGATGCATAAAAAAGAAACAGCAGCTGAAAAGAAAGCTAGGCTATTAGCTAATATAAAATTTCTAGATGAATCAGCTAAACCAGTTAGCCCCAGTGCGCTCATACCAGTTAAAGCTGGTGAGTGGGAAGCCGTTACAATGATAGAACCCTCTCCTATTTCTTTATCTGAAATATGTACGCCTCCCCATTCATGGGCATGGAAACTATATAATTATATGGCAGGAACAATTGATTGTTCTTGCTGTGTATTTTGGCGTGGTCTAATACTCGGGCTTCTAACTACACTCTGGATAGCAATAGCTATCGTGTTATTACTTTTAATTATAAAATCGTAACTGGAAATATCATGTCTCTTTTACAGAAACAATTCATGTCTGCTTGCGACCAAACGGTCTCGGTTGTTAATTACAATCAAGCGACTTTATACATTGAGCTAATCCGAGAGGAAGTAGTCCGGGAATTATTCCCAGCCTTTGACAAATTCATTCAATCCCAAACGCACGAAAATACAGTAGAGTTATTAGATGCAATTGGAGACTCTATGGTTGTTATAGAAGGACTCGCTCTCTCTCTAGGCGTAGACCCCGAAATAATTAAAGCCAGAGTTGATATTTCAAATGCCTCAAAAATTCCATCGGGACAATCTAAAGCAACCAAACGAGCGGATGGAAAAATATTCAAGCCTGATTCGTTCATTCTTCCCTACTTAGATGATCTAGCCAATAGAATAAATAAACCATATAATTACACTGGACTACTAAACGAACAGAACGCAGAATCAAATGTCCAAAACTCTCCTGCACTCCAAGGAAAACCCCAGTGATTTTCTCGGTAATTATATTAAATTGGTTTCATCTTATACAGAGGCTAAAAATTTAATTCACCTATGGAGTATACTAACTGCTTGTTCAGCCATAATAGGTAGACGTAAATACTTTCCTTTTGGAACATCAAACATATATCCTAATTTATATGTTATGGTAGTTGGTGCAACAGGCACTAGAAAGTCTACTGCAATCAAAGAAGCCCAGAAATATTCTCAGAGCTCGGGATACACTGATTTTGCTTTTGAGTCTGGGTCTAAAGCTGGATTCTTTGATCATATGGCACAAAAGAATAAAGACATAAAAACTAAAGTAGACATTGATGACTTAGATTTTAATTTGATAGATGGAGAAACCCATTCTTTTATTTGCTCAGATGAATTCACGGAATTCATTGGGCATTCTAACTCTGACTTTTTAACTACACTAGGTAGTCTTTGGGATAGAGATAGAGATTATGAACATAGGACAGCAAAAGGAGGCATAGTTACATTTCCAAAACCATACATTACAGTATTAGGTGGCATGACTCCAAGTCACTTTGCCACGTATTTTCCAATGAGTTCCCTAGAACAAGGATTTTTATCTAGGGTTATTCTAATTCCCGTAGTAGGAGTAAGGAGAAAACTAGCTTTTCCTCCTGTTCCTTGCGAGATTGATAAAGCCTACATTACAGATCACTTGACTTCCTTATTAGATACCCCACCTGGCCCACTAAGTATAGACCCAACCGCCAAAGAAATGCTAGAGGAAATATATGAAATCTGGAAAAGTCCTTTCGATTCTAGATATGCAGGGTATGCCTCAAGACGATTTACGCATCTACTAAAATTAATAACCATATTTACATGTGTTGCAAAATTAGACACAATAACAGTCAGTTCAGTAATCCAAGCAAATACTCTCTTAACTCACACTGAACTATTGATGCCTGATGTTATTGGAGAAATGGGAAGGGGCCCCCATGCAGTACTAATCAATTTAATCTTGAACACATTAAAAACCAAACATGACGGAATGAATATTGGCGAACTTTCTAATTTAGTTCATCGCGACGTTAGATCATTAGATGAACTAAATGGGGTTCTTAATATTCTTAGAACCGCGGGTAGGATAATATCTGACGAACATGGAAATCATTCTGTCGCAGATGTACCAATAAAAGTATCACCCGAATTTGAAAAATATACCGACTTCAATTGGCTCGCTACCATATTAACTGGGAACTAAATCATGACTACCACTACACCCACTACACCCACTACACCCACTACACCCACTACACCTTATCTATGTCCGGGCTTTCGCCCTTTTCTTTCTTGTGCTATTTCAATTGATGAAGTACTAGCTTGGCCAGAGGAAAAGAAACAACAGTATACATACTCTATAAAATATGATGGGGTACGATTATTAATTACAAAAGATGAAGTATACACGCGAAATATGAAGCCCATTCAAAATCGCGCACTGGCTGAAATCATATTAAAGCAGTTCCCTATTTTAGGTATAGAAGATTTTTCCGCCACTCTGGATTGCGAGCTAATACACACGAGAGGATTTCCAGAAGCCAATAAGGCAATACAAACCTTTGATTTATTACATGACATTACAAAATTAAAAATATATATATTTGATTCTTTTGGCTATGCTGGCCCTAGAGACGCATATGCACCATATACAGACAGAGAAATACATCATATTTATGTACATTGTATGGACGTTCCAGGTATTTTTTATTTTGTTAGTAGTAATGAAGTACTATCTCTTACTAAGGATATATATGATGCACTCCTAACTATTGGACACGAAGGAATAATGATTCGCAAAAAGAAATCTAATTATAAATTTGGGAGAGCCACACTACAAGAGGCAATGTATTTTAAAGTCAAGCCTTCATTTGATTCGGAAGCACTTATAATTGGTCTTCATGAAGGGGAAGTAAATTTAAATACCAAAAAGAAAAATGAGATTGGGCTAACTAAGCGGTCTAGTCATATGGCAGGAAAGCGGGGCAATGGAACTCTGGGAACAATTACCTGCATAGATATTAATCCTGAGTCTCCATTCTACCACAGACAATTTTCAATTGGAACATTTGAAAATCTACAAGATAAGGATTTACTTGACATATATACAAATGCCAAGGAGTACATGGAAACAAAATTTACATATAAATATTCTGGCATTGCATCCAAAGGTCTTCCACGGCATCCAGTATTTCAAAGATTTATCTAAACTACAAGGACTAAATATCATGAAAACCCTCTCTACTCAATTTGAAATATTCATATCAATTATTTTACTTAGTCTAGTTGTTGGAATTGCAGCTGCTCCATTAATTCCACATACCTTTGATCATAAAATAGAGTGCGGTACATTAGTTGGAGTAGGCCATATTCGCATTCCAATAAATCCAGAGGTGACTGTAAAAATAGAAATAGTTTGCCCAAACAAGACTAAAGTCTAAAATAAAAAAGCCCCAATCCAATACGGAAAGGGGCTTTTTTGTATTCACGAAGTAAATAATTTATTCGACTTGCTGGAAGTGATTTGCTAATGTAGAATTCTTGAGGCTACTTTTTAGTTTTTGTACTTGGTTCTCATTAGCAGTTCTTATCTGTCCTAAGTACCATTTTCTGAATCCCTTAACATCTCCTCCCGATTGAATATAGTCCTTCAGTACCCCGTCCATGTCTATGTCTTTTCCTTGTTGTATACTCAGTTTTACTGCCTCGCCCAATTTAGTTTTAGCTACAGAGTCATCCCGTTTATATTGATTCTCTCTATAATATAAGTCTGCGAGAATTGCTTCGTCGGCTGTTCTAGCGCCAGCTGCACGAATTAACATTCCAATTCCCATATATTTAGCAGGATCAATTTCTTGTACTAGGTTACCCTTTGAAGTAGTTTGAGCCCCTAGCATAGCTTCTGACAATCTAGCAATTGGTCTATTTAAAGATTGGTGAGCTAATGCGTCCAATGCAGCATCCATTACTGGAGCTCCTTTTGCTGCTTTAGAAACTCCATTCATTACTGCGCTAAATGCCTGTCCAAATTGGTTAAAAGCAGGATACGCTTCATTTGAAAATGGATTACCTACTGGCCCGAGTACACTTCTAGGATTTAAATCTCCACGAGAATACAACCCAGTATGTAAAAACATAGAAGGTAATCCATACATAAAATTGTTTCCAACATCATCTCCTAGTAAGTCATTAGTAGTCTGGAATAAGTCTCTATTGGTATCCTTATTCTGCCTATGAATATAAGAATTAATCATTCCCATTCCAGGAATTGACGTAGCCCCGAATAGAGCTCCTTGCGTTGCAGCCAAAGATACTAATGTTTTTACATTTCCATCTTCAATGTGGCGACTTAACGATTGCATCATGTTTAGTGCGTAGGATTTATACAGTCCTAACGCAGAACCAATTATTCCTTGAAATAAAGCAGGACGCTGGGAAGCAATCATTACTCCACTAGATTGATTTGCAAAAGTTAAAATAAATGAATCTCTATTTGAGCCAACTATTCCAGCGGCCTCTGCTACTTTATCCGCAAAACGCAAGGCTGCATACCTTGTAAAATTCTCAGATACTCTAGTCGGAGTAGACAGAAAATTAATTACAGCATCTTGTTTTTGTCTAAATGTAGATGGAAGTATTGAGGTCATATCACTCAATGTATCTATCTCCATCATTAGTTGACGATCACTAGATGTCATTAAGCCCTTGGATTGCATTTCCAAATAGAATTTTCCTTCTGCGGTATTTGAAAATTCAGCCAGCTTATTTTGCATTTCTTGCGTAATTTTCTGACCAGCTTTAGGATATAGTATTCTTTCTGCATTAGCAATAGATGGCAAGGAGCCCCAATATTCTTTAGTTACCATAGCCGAATGCTTGGCAACTGTCATTGGCAAGGTTGCTCCAGTTAGTCCAGCTTTTACATTTTCAGGAGCATCTTTTAATGCTGCTTTTAGTGAGGCATTAATTGTTATTGGCAATGATATTGTTTGAAGTACGGCGTTTGCTGCATCTAAACCAAGAGTAAGGGACACAGCTACGCTATTTATAGTTCTTCCAATTCCTGCAATTACAGCGGAATCATTTAATGGAAGCTTGGAAGCTCGGTAAGTTTCTCTGACCTTATCAATAGTATGCCCAACCATTGCTTGAGTCATTTGAGGAATATTAACTCCGAGTTCTGCAGCACTCTGCATTAACTTGTCAATTTCCCCATCTACTTTTGCATCTAATTCTTTTTGTTTTATTGGATTATTAGATACTTGTTTTCTTTCTATATTCCAATCCCGCACTTTACTAAATGCAGTGTCAATGGAAGTAGTTAGGTTTTTCTGTTCTCTAATCCAGAAACCAATGAAGCCTTCCGTGAATTCATCAGGGCCAGCCAACATTAAATTTTTATTCATTTGAGAATAAACATTATCTGGTGGTTTAATTCCAGTAGATACTCCAGCCTTAGAAGAGACATTCCCATACTTAGAAGCTAAAAGAGGGTCAGCGGCTTTTGCAAGCCTATCTAAATTGTATGCAAAATCCCCAGTCATATTTTTAGTTGCTGCTCTCACCGTACCAAGAGCGGATTTATCCAAGTGACTTACCATTTCAGTTAGAATGTCTTGTCCATCCCGAATATTAAATTCGGACATTATACCTTTACGGCGTAGAGTTGTATCTAGGGTGTAAGCAGAGAATGCTTGATTATAATCGAATTCACCCATTAGTTTTTTATTAGCTTCCAGGGCAGACCGATCATATATTTGCATATCTGGGAATGCTTTAAGAATCAATTCTTTCTTTTCTAGTAACTTCTCTGCGGTAGTTGCATGTATCATGGATGTAGAACTAAATCCACCTAAAGCTACATTGGTATCATCAACAACATAAATAAAATGTGGTGTCTTTGCTTTGTCTATTGGAGGAAAATAAACTTGTCCTTTTATATGAGCAGTAGCATTTACACCCCGGGCAGTCATTAGCCCAATTTTAGATTCCCGTAATAGAGACTCTCTTTGCGTATAGGCTTCTAGCACTTGATGTACATTTCTATTTTCAAGAGGAGTAACATGAGTTATATCACCTAGAAATAGCTTTGCTTCTTCGGCGGCTTCCCCCATTTTAACTTGATTTTTTGCAAGAGTTACAGCCTTTAATTTCCCCCACATATCAGAAGAAATAAGTTCGTTTCCTTTTAGCCCAATAGCTTGAGCTACTTGAACAACTTCATCATCTGTTTTTGACAGTAGAACATATGGGACATTAGAAGTCTGAATTTTTCTATGTACGGTTGCCAAATAGTTTAAATCATTTACTCGGCTAGGAGAGGACAGTAAAAACTGAATGGGACTAGATATTACATCCGCCGTTTCTTTTTTAATTGTAGTCAGCATTTGCTGTACTTTACTCGCAGCAACTAATACTTGAGACGTAAGAGTCATTATACGCGAAGTAGCATTAGTAAATAATCCTGCATTTGACCGATCAGGATAGTTAATTTCCATATTAGGAAGTTCTGCATTTCTCAGATCATCCATTATAGCCAGCGACTTATCTTTAATTATATTTGGAGATAGCTTCGTCAATACTTGCAAAGTCTCGTTTGCTGCCTGAGCATTAGCGGAGTCAACCAGCCCCTTGATTGCGCTAATTGATTTTAACTGAAAATCACTCAGAGGCTGTTCTGCTTTATATTGTACTTCCACATTCCTGCGGCTAATAAAATCATGACCATCCAAACTTTTAACCCCATTCTTATCGACCACTTCAAAGTATTTTGGCTTTTTCGGATTGAAGCCCAATGGAACATCTGCAAAATAAGCGGCAGAATGCTCGTCCATTTCTAGTCTACCAATGGCCTCCTTATACATTTTCTTTTTCATTGCATTTAAAGTTTCAACCATAGTAGCTAGATCGTATTTACCTACTTTACCCCCAAAATCAATTATAGTTTCTCCCATTTCAAGGGTCTGTTTTATTGCTTCGGCCAATTGGTATGGATTATCTTTACTTAGTGATCTAATTGGTAATAGTTCTTTTTTCATGAACTCGCCAGTAAATGCCCAAGCAGCCTGAGAAGTAAGCAAGTCTGGCTTGTCTATACCTAGAATAACACTATTTACTCCAGCAATTATTTGTTCTCCGTCGGCACGAATTGCCCCATCGAGTTCCACAGTTATTTTAGAATTAACACCTCTATTGATGTAGTCTCCCAATTTAATTGCGGGATTTTCTATTATCTTTCCTTGCTCCAAGTCAAAGAAAAAAGTATTCCTTTTTTGGGTTTCAAATGCTGCAGAGTCTATTATGGCTTTTCTATTTTTATCACTTATTCCTAGAGCTCGTGCCATATCCACTGTAATAGACTTAGGGTCACTTAAAGCTTTCTCCAAGATAGCAGCCTCTGCTATTGGAGTATTAACCATTCTATACCGAGTAAATAAATCAATAATTTCTTTGGAAGCTCCAGCTGGGATATTTACAGCATAAGAAGTTTTTGCATCATTTGCAAAATCCTTTACGGAAATTCCTGTGGCCTCCATCTTGGCTTCTATATCTGCTTTATCTTTGGCATTTTTTGTTACCCTACGATATACAGAAGATTGTATGATTGAAGACAAGATAGTCTTTTCATGAATTGTAGAAGTTCCAGAAGTAATCAGGGATTCGCTATTTAATTTCCTTGCAGACACCATACCGTCAAGAATTGTAATTAGCTCCCGTCTATTTTCGGAGTCTAGGAGTTCATCACCTGTCTTTCCTGTAGACTTAATTAGTTTCTGCAATGACAAACCTATATCTGTTTTGGTCTCTGCGATATTCAATAACTCAGAAGACATGAGGCCATCCAAGAAAGTAGTTCTATTTGCATAGAAAGTACTAGCTTGTTCTTTAATTCTATTAGCGAATTCTGGCGTAAGGTCTTTTAAGTGTGGATCTATTTTTGCATTAAATTGCTCTAGTCCTTTAGCTACGTCGTCAAATAGCATTGCCAGTTTAGAGCCAGAGGGAATGGAGTCTAGAGACTGCCCAAAATCTTCTACTTCATTTACTAATGTTTTTATTTTACCAAGTCGATTTCCCTCAGTTCTGAGAGTGGTTTGTTGGCCATCAGTTATGAATTTAATTGATTTAAATCCAGCAGCCCCAACTATGGAACCAATCCCAGCTCCAAGTACAGCAGCTTGGCCAACATGGCCAATAAAGTCTCGAACACTATTAATATCAGAATAGGTAGGGTTAGTTAGTTGAGTTGCAATAGCCGCGGCTTCCATTGCTGCTCCTTCAATTCCCCATTTTGCCGCAGTTAAACCAACGACAGCAGCTCGTTCCATTGAAAATAGATTAGTATACGTATTCTGCCCACTCAATAATTTTGAGTAAGCTGTAGATAGTATATTATTTCTAGCTTGCGTTGGATTTAAGGCATTAAATGTAGACGCAACACGAGAAATGGCGCCAACGCTATTGGCTGAAGTTACTGATTGTCCAACAACTCCGCCTACTATATTAGTTTGTGCAAGCGCAGTTGTTCCTTTTGTTATTGCTTGCATTCCCTTTAATGCATATGCCCCTGGAAGAATAGAACCAACAATAGCACCTCCTAGTTCGACTCCAGTTTCATGTTGCTTATAATAGTCCGCAAAAGAAGAACCAAAGTCAACCACAGAATCTAGTCCTTCTGCAAGACTTAGAGTTTTTAAATACTGAAATGTATTAGGAGAGAATTGATTGCCAATTAAAGGAATTGTATTATACAGACCAGTTAATGCCGAGGCAGTAGCCAAAGGTAGCCCATTAGCAACCCATTTAGCGGCGGACTTATATATAGGTTCTTCATCTTTTTGTGGACTATAAGTACTAGAAGTAGTAAAAGGAGAGTACGTATTAGCTGCATATAGTGCAGCTAATTTAGTGTCATCATCCTCCGAATTAAGTCCAGGATTTGCTACTGTTGCCAGATATTCTTGTGTCATAAAATGCCTTACTTACTATTAATTACTGACCTGCCCAAAATCCATAAAATTAGATTTAATCTCAGTGGCTTTCTTTGCGTCTTGTAAGTAACCATCCAAATAGTTTGATATTGCCGCAGGCTTTGTCAAATCATAGGGTTGGTTCTCTTGTCCTTTTCTGACTACTAAATATCTATCAGGTATTAAATTAATTCCTAATTTATCTAGGCCAGATTCCATCCCTCGTTTCTGCGCATATGTTTTATAAAACACAGCTAAGTCATTTACTATGTCAGTTCGGCTAAATTGACCAGAAGTAACTAACTTTGCAGACTCAAATGCAAGATGTGAATCTGACATGATTTTGGTAGGATCGACTCCAGCACTCTTTAATTTTTCTCTAATTGGAGTTCCAGACAACTCTAGCGCCTTATTAAATGGCAGAGCATTTTTAATATCTTTATTAAAATCCGTATCTAGAGTAGGGCTCTGTACTACTTCCATTCGTACTTTGGCTTCTCTACTTTTTATTGTTTGCATTTTTTCTTTTTCTGACATTGGAACAGTAGTTTTTCCAATGGTAGTTACTTCACTAGCTGCCAATCTATCAAGTACTTTTTTACTAGTAAGTAGTTGTTCTTCTGTAACTCCAGGTACATTATTTATATTGGAAACAGCTTCGGTAATTGAAGGAGCAACAGCAGGAGAGCCAGAAACCGTAGTTTTGATTCTCTCAATAACATCCTTTGGATATATCTTTTGTATATCTGCAAGACTATTTACAGGTGTAAAATTGGAGGCTGGGTAACCAGAAGATATATGAACTTTTAATGCTGCTTCGTTGAAAGCATCAACACTATCAATGCCGGCAAGGGCTTTCGCTATCTTTAGATTCTCGGCTTCTAGCTGAAGCTTTTTCCTTTCCAGCTCTACTTCTTTAATTTTATTTTGTATCTCTGCATTTCCAACTTTTTCTGCTTGGAGGGCTGTTCTATACTTCTGATTAAATCTAGCTTCTGCTTCTTTTGCAGATTGAACTCTTTCTTTGAATTCCGTATTTTGTGCAACCCTGTCTTGCGATGCACGCATTCCTTCTACTTTCAAATCAATTCCCGTTGTTTGTGATGCAGTGGCGCGAGCGGAAGAACGAATATTAATTTCATCAGCTAATGAGGTATTTCCCCGTGCTGAATTCACTTGAGAATCATTTATGTTCTTATTAATTTCATTGCGGGCTTTAGCGAGTGCAGTCAAATCCGCAATATCTGTTTTTATTGTTTTTCTTGCTGAGCGCAGAACTGCAAAATTTTCCAATGCTGCCATTATTGGATTAGGATTAGACGGCTGATATTCACCTCGAATGATAGCCTGTTTTCTTATTATGGATTCTTCAAGTTGTTTAGCTGCCTGAGCAGAACGATCTAAAGCAGAATATACTCCAGCAGGATTAGAGCCATACGTATCTAGTATTACGTTGGCTGCTTGATTAGATTGAGTATTTACTTTTTGCAATTCTGCATAAGCATTGTCATACGCTTTTGCATTCTGTGCAACCATTGCATTTAACTTCGACTCGTCATCTGGAATAGAAGGAGTAGTAATTCCTGCTTGGTTATTAATTAGAGAATCTGGAGGTGTGCCTTGTGCAGTTGGAGTGGAGGATTGATTAATTCCCCATTTTGCATTATGTTCAATTATGGATTCCTGTGGAACATTAGGTAGTATCTTTGCAGTATAATTCTTGGTTTCATTTGGTAGACTCCGCTTACCTGCCTGATATTCTTTAAATGCGGTAGGCCCCATATTATATCTCTGTAGTCCTTTTTCTATATCTCCGCCCTCTGCTACTATCTGATTTTTAATATATTTTGCCCCAGCTTTGATATTCTGATTAATATCAAATACGTTAGTAACTCCGAGTTCTTTTGCAGTAGCTGGCATTAATTGCATTAATCCTGCTGCTCCTTTTGGAGAAACAGCCTGAGCATTAAATCCTGATTCCTGTCCCATCATTGCTTTAAGTAATCCAGGAGGTAATTCAAATTCTGTTTCTACTTGTTTTACATACTCAGCATATTGATCAAAGGATCCCCTTTTAGTTGGAATATTAGGCGTAGGCGCTTCTGTTTCTCCACTATATGTGGATGGATTATTTCTTGCATCAGAGTAGGGAGAGGTTGCCATTTTTATATTCCAAATAATAAACTTTAAATTGATTAAAGTAGAAGAAACTTAGCCGCAGTTCCTAGTATATCACCAAACATATCTGAATCAGAGCCCCCTGCTGCCGCAGCTTTTGGAGTAGGACGTGCCGACTTTCCTTTAAATAATTCAGCCAATGCGCCGTAATCTTGTTGTTGAATTTTACGGTAGTCTACTATATTCTTCAGTACAGCATCTGACGCTTTAGAAGTAGCCGCACCAAATGCATCATTGGCCAAAAGTTGACCAGTACTAGAACCATAACCACCAGCGGAATTTTGCGCATTGAATATTTGAGGTAGCGCAGTATTTTTATAGTCACGAAATATATTAGAAACCACACCTTGCGAGTCTCGAATAGCCGCATCTTTACTAAAACCTTCTTGAGATTGTTGCAGAAATCCACCAGCAGATGCATCTATAATAGATAATAAACGCCTATCAAAGTCTGAGGAATTATCCTTGGGTGTGTTATTGTCGTCACTAAATAATCCAAATAGACTTCCAGCAAGTCCGCCTAATTCCTGACCTCCAAGTCCGAGGAAAGTATTAGAATTGGTTGATGGATTATATCCTAAAGGATTACCAGCTTCATAATATGAGGGCATATTTTTCTCCAATAAAATTAATATTTACTTCTTCTGTGGGGGGCGAATGCCAAACCACCAAAGAACTATAGCAACCGTGAGTTCTATAAATGATGCAATAAATGCCCCAATGTATTCTTTAGCTACAGTTGGGGACATTAAATAAATAACCCAATATAAGAATATTGTAGAAAATGCAATTGTTAAGTAGGGGCGAATGAGTCTACGAATAGTAGAGACGACTCCTTCTTCTTCTTGACCTAATTCTGAATCATGTGCAAATGAGGCCATTACTACCTTAGAATCAGCTTCTGTTTGTGCAATAGACTTATTAGCTTCCACTGACAGTTTTACTTTCTCTATTTCTAAAGCAGCAATTCGTTCATTAGAACTATTAATTTCTTTTTGCATTTCAAATGCAGTCTTCTTTTCTTGTGCTTCAAAGTACTTAGACAGAAGGGTTCCAAGTAATCCAGCTACGGTTCCAATTACGCCTGTAAACATTTTATGTTCCTAACTTTTAATAATTAATTTAAAGTTGTCTCTATTAAAGAAACTTTGTATTCTAGATAAAGCAGGCTTGGAACCCCAAACATGTAAATCTAAATCAGTACTTAATCCTGGTAATAGACAGCCATGAGTATCTATAGCCGAATTACCAGAGTGAATTAAAATATTTCCCCTATTTGGGACATTAGTTACTTGGTAAGTCCATCCAAATTTAGGAGATAATACCCAAGTACATAAGTACTGCCCCTCTGGAATGCAACTTATACTTTGTTTATTATCCTTATAGGGCAATTCTAGAATATAAGTCTTATTCTCATAGAAAGAAAGTACAGAAAGTGTAGGCTTCTCCGTCCTATACTTTCTTTGTAGATGTGCTACTTTCATTTAAGTGCCTAACCTACGCCATTGCGTTCCATCTGATATTATAGTCATCGTAGTAGCAACTAATAGTGTTGTTATAGTAGTAGCTGTTGCAGTACGAATAGGAAGAGAAAATGTAATAGTTCCACTTCCATGATTTACAATAGTAAATTGTTTTCCTGGAATTCCTGCTGCATTGGCGGCAGGTAAGGTGTAGGTAACAGCAGCTCCAGTATGAATTAATACATTCATTAAAGCCGTCAAAGTTAATGCTGCTGTACCAGATTGAAAGGGCTCCAACGGCACATTAGCAATAGGAATAGTATCCGCCCCTGTCATTGGCGTGTGCTTATCTACACTAAAAATAATTGGAGCTACTGCGGCCATTATTGATTTCCTTATTTGTTAGACTAATATAAGATTAACCCGCGTACAGTGGCCGCTTATATGGTACACCCAAAATAGTTATTGCTTCCCATGCTACTGGATTGCCCAATGTTGCAGTATTTGTTCCAAATATTACAGTAGAAATACTACCATCATTTACTGTAGCGGGCGGCGTACCTGCTAATGCCGGTGTAGTAGTTGCTACAAATAATCCGTTTGCCAGTATACTAAGTCCATTTCCTGGGTTTGGAGATATAATTGCAGCTGCAGTAATTGGAGTTCCTGTTTGTCCATTACCGGAAACGGTAATGGAGGTAGAACTTGCAGTAACTACTGGAATCAGGTCTGCTAGTGGAATAACAAAAGTAGACGCATCCGACATTGTCAGAGTAATCTCTTTTGTCACTGCATTATATGATGTAGAAGTCAGAAACTTGTCTGCTGCCAGAACACCTAAGTTAACAGTGACAGTAGATGCATCTGAGTTAGTAATGGTGAGTACGTTAGTTACTCCATTATATGTTGCAGATGCAGCTTTGGCCGCAAAGAGGCCAGTTCCATTTACGGACAGTCCATTGTTTGCAGTAACAGATAATTGCAGGGCAGCCCCTGGAATTAAATCTGCACCAATAAATGGTAAATGTTTTGAACTAGCAGCATTATACTTAACTAGTTCGGTAATTGCTAAGAGAGCCATGATAGTTTCTTTCTATTAAAATTGATAATCTTGACTAGATATATTACTATACTGTTGGGATGGTTACGCCACCAACGAGTCTAGCTAGTGGAACATTAACATAGTTCAATGTTAATCCTTCTTCATTAAGCACAACTAGTCTAGCTATTTTAACTAGAATTCCGTTACGATATACTGCAACTCCAGCAGGAGAAATTAATGCAGAGAATAGAATTGGATATTCTAGTGCTGTTACAGCAAGAAGACTTCTTCCTATTGTAAATGGCCCAGTATAATCATCTACAGCTCCTGCGCTAGTAACTATAGTACCGTAGGTTGCATCAGGAGTAAATGGGCCCGCTGTATTTCCACTACCAAATCTATATATACTATCTGGTTGTCCTAAAAATACAATAGTCCCCGGGCCAGGAAGTGTATTTGGAGCTAAGTTCCTATAGAACATAGGCAGCCCCATTAGAGAGTAAAGAATAGCATTATCCTTGAAAATACTATTCATTTCTAATATTGGTAAAGTTCCCTGTACTCCATTAACAAAAGCAACTAAATTGATTTGCTTACTCTGGAATGAAGTAAAAGTCCCAGGTATAAGATCTGGCGTACTTGGAGCTGCTGTAAGGGTTACGGACGTTACTGTTCCTACTGGAGCAGTTGACGATATAACTATTTCCCCTCCAGGAGCTAATGTTATTTGTATATTAGTTCCTGCCGTTAATTTAGTCTCCAGCTGATTGGTTACTATAGCAGGAACGATAGAATTTATTATAGTAGCTACACTGGTAGGAGTAGTGTATTCTATATCCAGATATTGCTTAAGTAAATTAAATACATCCAGAGAGGCAATTGCTATTCCTTCTGCACTTAACCGTAAACCACTTGGTGTATTAGCAGTTGAATGTAGTCTTATTTTTATACCAGAGAACATATTTCCTGGAGTTTGCAATTTTAATCCAGAATCTATTTCTGGGTCAGTGGATGCATCTATTATTTCAGTTAGGTTTGAACATGTTACCAAATTGGTCATATTCAAAATAGGGGCGCTTTTACAGTCTATGTAAAAACGATCTTGTTCTCCCAGATCAATAGAGCGCCCACCAATAGTTAATATACCAGTGGCTTGGTCGAAAGTTAATTGATGTGGCTCTAGGAATTCTGCTGGAATTACTTGTCCTTGCCCGATATCAGTTTCATGTCCATTTACACGGACAACAGGAACTACATATCGGCCTTCCGGTAGCCCATTAAATTTACTAGAATCCAAAAAACGAGAAGGTGTAGTCATGATATTATTTCACGCCCATGCGAATGGACAGCTCCTTAACGGTTATATCTAGCATATCCAGCTTAGATAAAATCCTATTATATTTTTCTTTATCTTCTTGCTTTTGTGCAGAGATAACAGCTATTTCCCTATCATGAGAAAGAAGCATGCTAGCTCCTGCTCCTGCTGAAGCTGTTAATGCTGCCAATAATACTTTGATTATCATTGCTTCATTCTCTTTCGGTTTCTTTGCTAATTCTTTTAGGGCTCCCCAACCAGAATGATCTGAATTACTATCCATGATATTCTCCAATATTTAAATTTAGATTGGGGTTTAAAGATTTAAACTACAGCGTAACCTGGGACTTTGAAAATTCCAGCTGGTGTAGTTATTTCAATAAATACATCTGGCTTTCCCATATACATAGTATTGGTTCCAGTATGTACAGTGGGAATTTGTGGATTATCTAGTACTGCGGGTGGAGTAGCAGAAGTATCCAAAGAATCAACTACAGCTTGTACTGCTTGTGCTGGAGACAGTCCACCAGCTAGTTGGTCAGGAAGAAATTGGTGAGGAATTTTCATTCCATGGCCCATTTCAGTTTCCATTCCATTCACACGGACTATAGGTACAACATAGCGTTCTTCTGGAACTCCAGGAACAACGTTGCGAGTAACTGTCCAGTTGGGTTTGATTGACATAATAAATCCTTAAAATAAAATTAATAAAATAAACTAACTAAAAACTAAACTGTTTTATGCGGGTAGAAAAACAAAGGGTGCAAAATTGTAGAGTGCACGAATTGTTCCATCTTCCGTTATGTAAGAGGGAGAAACTCGAATATACCCTGCGCGAACTCCATTTACTAGTAAATAAATAGTAACTGCAGCATTAAGTACATAATTACTATTTACATCTTGTGGAGTACTAAGAGCAAGTAGCCATTCATTTGGTCCAAAATTTACACTATTTAAGATAGCCGCGTCACTTACATCAAAACTCCATTCCCCTCCAGAGTATGAAAGTGTTCTATTTATGATGGTTTGATAAGTAGCTATTGCGCCAGCAGGTACATCTACTATCTTAAAATGCAGGGGAATTACGCCAGTTGTAGGAAATATTTCTACTAGCATTCCTTCTTCCGCAACATCACCGTCCTGAACTACCCAATGCATTTTGGGAGCCACTATTGAATTTGTAGGGGCAGGAGTATTAGTATTCGGAATGAAATTTGGATCTATTTTCATTCCATGCTTCATTTCTTGTTCGTGCCCGTTAACACGAACTAGCGGAGTTACAAACTGCTGCATAGGAATACCAGGCGTGGCATGTGTACTATGGAAAAAATTAGATAGGGAAGACATTATAGTATCCTATAAATATAAATTTATGTACAATTGGGAACTACGGCAGTGTGTATAACATCATTGTCATGTGTTACTTTCCATATAGTTCCCGGTATTTTAGAACTAGGAGGAACAGTAGCATAAAATGCTGTGCCTGTTCCAAATCCATAATCGGGGCCTCCCTTTTCGTGTAAATACGGATTAGGTAGAATATTGGCACCAAAATCTACTAGATTATCATCTCCGTCTAGTATAGCGTAAATTCCACTTGGAGCCCGGGAAAACACAAATAAGTTAATCCAAAAATCAGGAGCTGCGCTAGTAGTACAAGATAATTGAAACTGTGTATGTACAGGCAGAGGATCAATTATTACCGAGAATAAGGGAGAAATAATTAGATTATCGATAGTAGCAATACTAATTGCTGAATCAGGAAATGGAACTAAATAAGATATTTCTTCCCCTGCCTTACTAAAGTCAATTGGAATAACAAATTCGCCATTTTGGAATATAGTTATTTCTCCTACATTAATAAGGTTATTACTTACTGTGTCTAGTTTTGCTCTAATTAGAACTCCAAGGGAAAGTGCCTCGGGAGTAAAGTTATCAGCTCTTGCTAGAATTCCGCCAATGGAAGGAATTGGAACTCCTTCATACGGTGGAAAATGTAAAGGAACATCAAGTATTATTAGCGATGGAGGCGAATATGGAATAGTACAATCAGGAATTACAGCACAATCGAATTTTTCCCCAAGTGGCATATCTATTGTGTGTCCATTAACTCTAACAGTAGGAACAATAAAGCGGTCAAAAGGAACTCCCTTTGACTTAGAATTATTTCTAATCCACATATTATTTATTCCCATATAAATCTCTCGTCAAATAATAACTAAGTAAGCTACAGTCTAAAGTGCATACCATTATGGGTAAAAAGTCCCATAATAGATATACATCTACCTATCATGAAATAGCAGCAGGGCGGGGTAGAATAGTGTAGGTGGCAAATAAATTCTCTTCATTTATTTGTATAGTATTTCCACCACATATTCCAGTAATTGAGCCCGCAGGAATCATAATAGTACTTGTTATATTAGCAGGAGGGGGATTTCCTGGAATTATTATATTTCCTCTGCCTCTAATTGTGAAATTAAAGTCTCCTCTTGCGCCAGGCAACAAGGTTATATCTGTTATTCTTACTACGTCTGATGTAGAAAGAGGGCCAGGAAGCGCAACTGGAGATAAGTTTATGCCAGTAATTATCTGTGTTCCTGTATTAACTATATTAACTTGTAGACTTCCCCATTGTTCAGACTCGAAACCAATAGGGAAAATAGAAGCCAGAGCAAAAACCCCAGCCGAACATACAATATCTATCCCAGCTGTGGCTAGAGCTAAAGCGGAACTGGCATTTATTTTATACTCGTCTCCATCACACCTATATGTTCCAGAATAATCCACTACCATATTCCCAGCTATAGATACTGTAAATGGAAATGCAAACTCTACGCAAGTATTAGTAGTTCCATTAGCTACTGGGAGAACAATAGCTCCAATAAGGGGAGGAACAGTAAATGTAATATTCGTAGGCAACAGAGGCGGATTTACAACTATATTAGATGGAGCTAACCCTCTACTACAAATAGAAACGGATAAAACACCAGAAGACCCAGGTCGATATTCCTGTCTATCAAAAACAGAAGTTAATACTAGAGAATTGTCACAGGATAATTCACCTCCAATAATGACTCCTGGAATATTAATTGATTCTACTATATCCAAATAGAATGGTTGGGAAGTTCCATATCCGTCAGAAGCTAGGATTGTATAGCGATCAGGAATAAAAAGACTACGCGCTACGGTAATAGTTCCATCAATTCCAGAAATAATAGAATCAATTGTTGATGTATTGTCCGAAGTAGTATATGTTATGTTGGTTAGTACAGCTGGCCGTAGACCTGAAATTTGTAAATTTATTTCTGTTCCCACCAAAAGTACTGGCTCTCCAGTTATTTTTATATTAGAAATAATTGACGGAACAATAGTATCTGCAGCCTGCACTGTTACATTTAATGTAGGCAACAGTTCTCCCGGTATTTGAGGAGTTAATACATATATACCTATTCCTGAATCTAATACAACATACTCCGTTGCTGTGCCATCAATCATTCCAGTTACAAGTAATTTATATATTCCCCCAGATGGTAGAACAATATTAATATAGAACTCAATACTTGGGGGTAAAGATGTAAAATTTATTTTAATTGTACTCCCTGGAGTTGGAACCGAAGGAGATATATTCCAAACAATAGGAGTGCTCATGATGTTAGGGTAGGGTTATTATACTGAAAATATATGGAATTATTAGATAAGGAATATCCACAGGGCTGAACAATGGCACCCAGTGCACTTCCAGTGTTGCTAGTAAAGGAACCAGGCGTAGAAGATAGCCAAATAATTCCATTACTAACTACAGGATGCAGACCAAATGGTGTATACACAGTGCCTGTTTTTATTTTTACAGGTTCTCCCTCTGCTGAATCAGAAAAACTAATGGCATTACAATATCGCGCTGGATCACTATTAATAGCTAACCTAGCATTTACTACTCCATTTCTATAATATACATTTAATGCAGCCCCAGTAAATATTGGTTCCTGGGCCCGAGCAGTTTGTATTACATTATTTGAGTATACATTGGAATTTATCTCAGTTCCTTCGTGTGTAGGAATTCCATCACCAGATATACTGATAAAATCAGCTAAGTCATCGAGAGCAGATTGCACTTCAGGAATTGGAATAACTTCTCCGTGCGCTCCCCTAATAGCATAGGGAGAATAGTACCTAAATGAATAATTTCTCATTATTTTACTCCTTTTACTACTACTTTTAGTAGTGTGTCAACTAGATTGAATGTTCCCTTAATTGCAAGAACGCAGTTTTTAACTGTGACACGGGAGTGCCACCTACTATAGTTTCTTTCTTTGATTGCTTCTTGCGGAAGCACAGCAGGTAGAAAATTCTTTCCATCATTGGAAGGAAGAATATGCAATGTAATATCAGAAGGACGGGAAGAAGATAACTCAGTCTCTTGTACTTCTAATAGTTTTCCCCTAGTATGCTGGATTCTACCAAGTAGCAGAACTCCTCCATCTGTTGCCATGTCAGAAAAATCAACTAATACTACAGCTCCATTTGGCTGCAAAAACCCAAATATTTCTTTTGGAACTAGTTCTGACCCTGGGGTTGGCACAGAATGGAAGCAGTCACTATGGTGTATTTTTAATTTACCAAATCTCCGTAGGCCAAAATCGTATACTATTACCCAATCATAGTGTTTATTTCTGTAGCCATAGGAGAAAGCAAAATACCTAGAGCCTACAAAAGTTAACTTGACATGGGCTTGATTTAATAGATGATATTCAACAATTCCATTATCCCCGTATGGACGAGAATGAAAATCCTGAGTTTCAGAAGAAAATACAGCGGCTTCATTTACGTGATTTTGCTTTCCAGTTTCTCCTATGTATTCTTCTACTAACTTATTTGAAATAAAATCTGTTATTTCAGGGAATATAATTGATGCTTTTCCTTGCGAATACATCATTAGCCCAGATTCTGTCCATACAAAATGTCCACTATAGTTAGCATCATAGGAAACGTGTTCAGGTTTATTTATTCCAGCAGACCCTTCAATTTCTTTATATCTCCAAGGATACCGAATATTGTCCGTATACGTGGCCAGAACTGCATTAGCGGTTGTATATATTATAAATCCATCTGCTGTTGGTAAACAACAAACAATAGCGCCCCTAACTTTAGTCACAAATTCAGACCCTGCTCCAGAAGAAAGAGAAGGAATAAAGTCAGTTGGATTAATTGCAGAAGAATAATAAATGCGTTTGGAGTCCCATGCGATTAGATAGTTATTCGCATTAGTTATTCCACTTATATTTGCCACTTCCAGGCCAGCGAGTGTTACCCTAGAGAATCCATTTATGGTATATTCATACGCCCCGGTATTGGCATAAAATATAAATGTCCGCTGGTTTGAATATGCATGTGTTACCATTCCTGAGTTTTTCAAAGGAAATGGAAAAGATAGCCATGCACCATTATTTAAAATATAATTAGTTCCGTTGGCCGGACAGAAAAGGGTACGAGACTCGTTCTTATCTCTAAGAATTATGGCCTCATTGAAATTAGATATCTGTCCATTTCCTAATGGCTGGGTTTGCTGCTTATATGAGATTGATTGCATTCCCTGAATAGTAGGCAATATGTTTTCTCCATATATTACCATTGGTATCCCAAGATCTTTATCTGCTCCTTCTCCGGAGTATGCATTAGTTATTACATAATTAGTATCTTCTACATTGCGTACTACTGTTTGTTGACCAGAAAAAGACACACATAATGGAATATATGCGGCAGTTAAATTGAGTCTAATTTCTTTCTGCATGATTTTCTAATGTCCATATTGGAATGTTAGGTAGTACATACCCTGTGTGTTTTTGTTCATTCCAAATTAAGGAAGGAACAATGGAGGTAAGAGAATATGGAGTTATTACTATGTCCATTTCCTGGGCTGGAATATCTACACAAAATGTAGCAGCCCCATTTATTAAAAATGCATCGGTTCCAATGTATATATTAACTTTTTTTGATGTTATTTGCAGTGATAGTCTGGCATCTTTATTGTATTGAGCCCCAGTTTTACACGCGAAATTACCCTCTGATAATAGAAAAGAGGAACCAAGGGTAATTTCTTTTGTAGAAGATATATAATTACGAGATAGTAGATCTAAGATAACAAATGATTCTGGAGTTAGCAGCTTTAATTCTTTTTCAAAATCCGCGGTAACTACATGTAAGCCAATTATCTCTACTGAGGGAGAGGCAGAGTAGGATAGTGTATCAAAATTTAACGGGCAAGGCATAAGCAGTACCTTGGTTTCAAACCCCGATACTACTCCAATGGCCAATGCCGAGTTTAATGTTAACTTATTTGAAATACCAAAAGAGTATTTTCCTGACTCTAAGCTAGTATTGCGTAGTACAACTTGTATATGCTTGCCCGCGTATTGTTTATCTAATTTAAATTCAGTATAATTAGTACCTGTGACTTTTAAAATATTGCCCGAAGTAGACCGTACTATAGAAGCAGAGGAATATGGAGAGTCTATCTTACTTTCTAGCAGACTAATATACTTAAAAGCGGACTTAGTAGTCATATTAATTCCTGTCCGAGTGTTCAGAAATTAAAATATGCACATGAGAGTCTCGTATTTCCTGGCTTCCAACTCGTGCAAAATACATACGGGCTTCTGCTTCCATTCCATTCTGATGGAATAGTTTTGCTGTAGCTAAATCCGTAACCATGTACGGGTATGTCTGTGCTATCCAAGATTTATATACTTCTGAAGCAACAGAAGGCATAGAGTAATACGATAGCTGGAATGCGTTAGTTGGAGACGCAACGGATATAACTAACTTTTTACCTATATTAGAATACCAGCCTCCATATCCTAAAACAGATAAATCATTAAACCGAGAACCAATAGCTTTATTTAGCAATGGGGCACCCAATTGTCCGTTTGGAAGGATTGGAGTAATATCTTTAATTTTTCTAATTAGAACTCCAGCTGGAGTAGTAAATTCTAGGGAATTTGCTGGAGGAGAAGTGGCTCGAAGCACTACTGTCTCTACATCTAAATCAAAAAAGTCTTTTGAGTGTAGTTCCAATGTGGCATCTCTTATTGCCTTGTCAGTTTCCGCTATTTGGTGGGGACGGTTAGTATTAACTATTACATCCGTGCGGATTGAGTCATATAATGCAGTATTCATATTAGCCAAGAACTTTCATTTTTATTGGGCAAGTTAATGAACCAATTGCGTATGTGGATTTTATTAAAGCAATCATTGCCACGTCCTTAGTTGTATATGGTAATTTAATTACTCCCCCCGAAGGAGGATAAATAGAACCACCCCCAAAGGATGTATAAAAAGTAACTGCGCCCGTCATGTCTTCCATTGCTGCAGCAGGCTGGCTAGATAGATTTCTACTTTTAGTGCCAGAAATATTGTCTCCAGAAGAGCCATTTATGGAATTAAGTAGGTTATCTATATCAGCTATTCTATCGAATGGAATTGGAGCCGATACCTGTAATTTTTGCTCTGTAGTCGATTCTGGAATAGAAGCATTTTTAGCTTTAAGTTGGGCTAGTATTTCTTCTCTACGACTTAGGGTGGATTGGGCCATTAAATTCTCCGTAACATGAATAACAAATAATGAGGGTTGGTCTCACAAAAAAGCCCCAATAAATTAATATTGGGGCTTTCGCTATTTAGTTTTTGGCTCGGTTACTACCAATTCTAACTTGGCTCCACATCCACACATAGGCCAAGAATAGAATTTTCCATTAATGAATCCACCTAAAGAATGATACATTCTACCTTTATACATATCATTCCATATTCGTGGACTCATTAATTTTATACCAATTAGATTGTGAGCCACCAACTCCCCATTAGCAATTTTATGATTTATTATATCGTCAAATCGTTTATTTGGGGAAGTTGACCTTATCATTGTGGTACGTTTCCTTGATTTGCATCAGGGTTAGAACCAACAAATGGAGGAGCCTGAGTAACTACCAAATCCACACCATGAGAATCATTTACAGCATCACCATTATCGCAAGGCTGGGTAACGCATACACTAGTTACACCGGCAGCCCAAATAGTTTGACCGTCAGTATTTGGAACTACACTAAAAGTGTATACTGGCAAAGTTCCAACTACTGCAGTTGCAGTTCCATTACCAGCAGCGTCAATAGTTACGGTAATATTTGCACCTGCCCATTTAACGATTACGTTCTGCGATGGTTTTGCACTATTAATAGACAAAGTTATCGTAGAACCAGGAGCAACTTCACCAGAACCGCAAGGTTTATCACATGACAAGTAAGCCATATGAGTAGAAACTGGAACACGGCAAGGAGCGCAGGCTGCATTTTTCATTCCGTAAATAACTCCACTAGATTCCAAGTTAGAATTAGAAATAGTCATTTCAGTCAAGATTGTTCCACCTTTTGAATCTTGGCAATCGTCCACATATATATCTTTATATACAGAATCTCGTCCATTCAGAGGATGACGAATCAACGGAGACAAATCCAGAACTAGCATCATACCTACAAGGGAAGGATATACGTTAAATAGTGGATGCTCTACCATTTTAAAATTGCCACGAGTGGTACTAAACTCGCGGAATTGCATACCAAATTTAGTTTCTCCCATAGTGGTCTGGAGTACGCCAAAATTACGACCTAGGTCATTAACTACTTTCATTCCGGTTTTGTCCGTGAAGATAACACGGTCATTGGCTTCGGAGTTATCAGTGATCACATCAAACAACGAATCAGTCATTTCGTCAAACTGATCATAGGTTACAGTATCCCCGGCGAATTTAATATTCTGTGGGGCGTACTGTCGAATCATACTAATAATTCCATCCATTTTACGGAATGGTTGACCATTTAGCACGGTTTCAGTTTTTTGACCGAACAACATTGATTTTTCCATATCAATAGCGTGGTATTCCATCATATCTTTTTTGTTCTTTGCGCTGCGATCTCCGCCAACTTGTGTAGCAACGGCAGTAGCAGTACCAGAAATACCCCAACTATTGCGGAAAATTTGAGTTACGTTTCGCGCACTTTCAAAAGAGCGAGACATTGGCAAAGGACAAATACTAGATTCTTCAAATGCAGTTCCAATTTGCATTGCACGAGTTCCAGCTGGAACAGCAGAAGGAGGAACAGTTCCAACTCCACGCTTAATTGCAACTACATTGCCCATTACAGCAGTAACTAGAATTTGCTCAAATGTACCTTCAATTTCAAATACCATTTTCTCTATGATATTTTCAGAACTCACTATTTCAATTTGAGTAATGGAATTGGGAGCAGCCGCAGGGAGGTTAACAGCCAAAGCCAACATTGGAAACACGGGACGCTCAGAAAACCAAGTAATTTCTGTATTAGAAATATTTTCAGATTTAACTTGAGACATGATTGCAGTTAGCGGAGCAGAGCCCCGTGGCATCTTTTTATGTATGGTGGAGAAGAAAGAAGGTTTAACTTCTCGCTTCGCAAAGTTAGAAGTATTAAAAATACCTACAGTAGACATGATAATTCCTTAAAAATAAATTAAATAAAATAAACCCAAACATGGAAATCAATTAGAACTAAATTGATTTCCATTCCACCCAAATATAAATAAATAGATGGAACAGAAATAAATTTTATACTATTTTATGCGTCATCCCACAGAGCATCAAAATTAACGGGGCCAGTTTCTTTTTTACTTTTTGTGTCTGTTGGTTGCATTTTATTTGCTAGTGCAGCCATTAATTGAGGCAATGCATCTTTAATTTTTTGTGGAGTTGCAGTTGGATCTTTTTCCATAATGCGCTTCACAATAGAAGATACCATTGGTTTTATTGCAGGAGAATTAAACCTAGAATCAGAGAAAATAACAGACTCTACGTTAGAATCTTTAATTGTAGATTGCACTTCGGTTTTATAACCTTCAAGTCTCCGATTAACTGCATCTTCAATCATTGATGCACTTTGTCTTAGAGAAACAGCAGAACCCATTGCACCAACTTTATTTAGCATAGCTCTAAATAGTTTAGGGTCACTTTGAGCCGCAGTAACTTCATCATCAGTTATTGCAGCAGAAAAATCAATCTTTGATGCATTCTCAAAAATGGTTTTATTATCCAAATCAATCAATGGTTTGGGTGCTGCTGGAGTTTCCGGTTTTCCATCTGCTCCCATTTTTGGTTCATCTGGTTTAAAAATATCATCCAATAAATCTGTAGGAGATTTTGGTGGAGGAACTGGTGCAGCTGCTTTTCCTGAATTAGGAATATTGGTGCCCCCTCCTGCACCCGAATTAGGTTGATCCAAACTATCTTCCGAATTCGAGCCGGGAGACGCGGTTGTTGATGCAGGAGGGGACGTAAACGATTTCAATAAAGAGTCAAAAACTGACATAAATTCTCCAAATATAAATTAATAAATACATAAATAAGCATAAGCGCTTGGGTTACAAAATTACTTGCTTATGCAATTCAAGTAATTCTATTAATGCAGAACGATACCCTTGCTCTTTTAGTTTGTCTTCTATAGAAATAGAATCTAATTGACGCAAGATAGAATCTGCTATTAACTTCTTAACTATACCATGAGTGATATGGGTCATCTCTGGCCCATCTTCTACGCATGTAAGTTCAAAATCCAATGAAATTTTCACAATGATAATATTCCTTATTATTAATAATTGCTGTTATTCCTTATTATTAATTATTGCTATTATTTATTGCTGTGGCTGCTGTGCTTGTTTTTGTGCTTTTAGCATTGCTTGCTGTTCCTGCATGCGTTGTTGTTGTTCTGCTTGTTTCTCTTGATCTGTTTTCAGGAATCGTTTAAAGTATCGAACTCCTTTAAGAGACGCCATATAGCAAATAGCTTCCATTGTTTTAAACTCAAGAGATAGTTGAGGATTAGAAGCAACAGATTGCAATAGAACTTGGAAGAATTCAGTAGACAATAACTGGTCAGCAGGAAGTAGCCCAGCTGCAATATCAAATTCTAATTCATTATTTCTCAATTCTACAGGGTCAATTGCTACTTGCTGGCCAGAATGTCTATCATATATTGTAATATTAGATTGATACTGGAGCGTATCCGAAACTAGAATTTTTCGCAAAGGAGAAAAGAATTGATCATCTAAGAAAATTGCATTCAATTGAATCTTGGACACTGCATTACCAACGACATTCTGATATTCTGCTGTAGTTTTATTTCCTTTCACAAATTGGCCATTCATTGCTTGGTTAGCCCCAGTTATTTGACCGGCTAATGGCAACAATTGATTTGCCTGTGATATTCTAGCACCAAGAGTTGGGTCGGAATACGGCAATTGTTGAATTACATCATTTATAGACCCAGTATGATTTTTTGTTTTAATTCTGGATACTGGCGAAGTAGATTCAATGTCTGCTTGGTGTACTTTATTTGGATTATATACTAGTCGATCTGCAATTAAACGACGAGAAGAAGCCAAATCAGCTTGGTATAATTTAGTTGCTGTATTCTGTATTGGCTCCATTTCTTCTGCAAAAGTAAGGGCATTTAAGCCCAGTGAGTCTTCTCGCAGTTGGCCCAAAATAATTGGAAAAGAATCATGCAGGTTTGTTTGTTGTTCTACTTTGACAACATGAGCGTTATTTACTAACAGAACTTTATATATTTGAGGAACTATAGAATCCAGCCCATCTACTATATCAAAGTCTATTGGGAGCACTCGAATGTAAATAGTAATCACTTCGTGCTGGGTAGTAGAAGTCTTAATTACTTTGTCTGTTCCATCAAATAGGGAATCATAGTTTGTAATATTTGATAGATTTGAAATTCCATTTATTGCAGGAGTATAATGCCGTAGGACATTGGAAGTTGTAGATATTTCGCCAGCTCGTTTAAATATATCTTTAGTCTGTTCAGTAGTTAAAATTATACTTTCTTCAGATAGGAACTTGGCCAAATTAATGGAAGTATAGGTTTTTATGTATCCAATATATGCACCACTGGATTGTACTTCTGCTGGAATTACACTAGTATCCCAAAATGTATTGTACATATCGAGATGTTTTATTTGTTCTCCTGCAGAGATAACGTCAACTCCTTTGGCAAATCCTGTTTTTGTATCTACTTCTCCAGAGGCGCGTCTTCCTTTCTTTGAAATCCAACCTACTTCTGCGGCACAGATATTGTATCGTGCTGCATCCTGGAAACATAATAATAGATTTCGGCGCCACTGGAATTCTCTAGCATATTTAGAATACAACAAATTATATTTGTTGGATATTTCATCTAGTCCTGGAACTGTCACCATTTGCAATGGAGGATCTTCTGCAAGGAATATCTTTGCCAATTCAGAAGTTAAGGTAGTTAACTGAGGTGCAATTACAGGAATAGATACATTTTCTTCATCTGGAATTTCCTTTCCATCTTTAGTAATAGAGGAATCTTTCTTTCCATCTTTACATGCATCCCGGTGAAATGGATTTATAGACCGAACAATTAATCTATCTACATTTTCTAGTCTAGCTCTATGAGAAGAAAGAAAGGAAGATTGAGTAGTTATATTTTTTACATACTTACCAATTGAATCAAGAGATTCTTGAGACATAGATGTAGTTATATCTACAGACCCAGTAAGAGTGGGAGGAGTATTTGTGGTGGCCATTATTGATCTTAATAAATAGGTTAATAAATAGGTTAATTGAAAATACAGGGTACACGAATTAAATTGGAATTAAACTGGGGCTAGTTCCCAATCTGCTTTTTGGACTGTTGTTACTGGATTATTTGACCAGTCCAATAGAATTAAATTAATGTCATATGGAAACTTCACTGGAATTTCCATGCTGTAATCTAATAAGTCTAGAACGTCATCACGATTATTAGATTTTGTTGGATCGAAAGATTTAATTTCTGAGAGCACATAAGAAATAACATCTGGATGTAAAATTATTTTATTATTTTGTAGTGCTCTGAGAGAATCGGATATTCTAACATTTTTAGAGCCTGGTCTTGGTTGAACTGGAAGTGCTCTTACTCCGTCTATGTGTTCGTCTTGGATAATCTTATTAAACCAAAAGGAGGCGGTTTTTTGGTATGCAACTCCTTCAATAAATACGGTAGAAATATTAAATTCTATTGCCAGCTCTACTGCTTTTAATATCATTTGCTTGGGATCGAGTATAGTGGCAATACATTTTCTAAAATGAGGAATCTCGTCATATACTAGAAATGCCCCAATCGCCGTATTGTCTGAGTTCTTTCCAAAACCAGAAGGGTCAACTACAATAAATCCCGAATCTGCCATCATTGAGTCATCTTTGTCCCACTTACGTAGTTTAGAATAGTCAAATCCTAGAGAAGCTACGGAATTGGAATCATTCATTAATTCAGAAAAAAAGGTTTCTGTTTCTCCCAAATTAATTGCAGATTGTAAATCAGCCAATATTCTAGTTTTAGAATATACCTCTTCCCAGAGAGCATGTCCATCTGCCAAAATAGCGCCAACAATAAAAGAAATATAATCCGGGTTAGTTTTTAACTTAGCAAGAATACATCCTTCATACGGATACATGTTTCCAATATAAACATGCAGCATTCCATCGGGGGATTTAGTTAGCATATAAGTAGAGGCATACCATTCCATTAATGCTGGAGATTCTACTTCAGATTTTGCATTATCCCTAGATTGTAAGTCATCACATATTTGAATATCTGGACGGGAAGATGCTACGTTATAGCCTCGTGGATCTCCACCCGCTCCAACAGCATGAAGTACCATTATCTTTCTATGAAATTTAAATATTTTTAAATCCAATGTATCTTTTTCACAGTCTACATTCCATCTACCAAAAACTGCTGCTACATTGGGAGCCTCAAACATTCTAATTACATCAGAAATAAAAGAATTTGCTTTTCCTTGGTTAGAACAAGCAACCAAAGCATATTTGCGATGGGTAAATAGTAGAAGCCAGGCCAATAATACTTTCATGAAAGTAGTTTTTGCATGCCCCCGTGGAAATCCAATGTCAAATTTAAAATCTTCTCGGGCCACATTTTCTCCACAAGAAGAAATAAGTTCAAATACTAGTTTGTACTCGTCTGGAAACTCAGCTTTGTAGATATCTCCAAGACATAAAGCAGCGAAGAAATTTATATCCTGCTTACAAAGCTGTATTATTTCTTCTTTATTGAATGTGGTTGTCATTTTTACTATTAGGAGCGTATAAATTCAAAAGAAGGGACTGTCCTTCTTTATTTTTATTCATTTGCTCGACTCTAGTTAGTAGGCTTAAGGATACTTTAGCTAAGGATACACGCAAAGATGTTGGAGTTTTTGGAACTAATATTGGATTGAGTAGTGGAGTCATTATAAGTCTACCTCCAATTTGGGGTTAGGAATTTGTGTGCGCGGTTTTTGTAGCGATTTATTTAGCTGTTCTGTCAATACTACTCGGGAGTCGGCAGTAATTAGAGGGCGAGATTCTACTTCAATTACTTCGTTATTAGAATTAACTTTATATTTAGTTTTTACTATTGCCGGAAGATCCAAGGCAACCACCGCAGCACTGTCCGTATTAAATGCTTTGACAATTTCATGTGAAGACGCACCTCGCCGTTCAGCTTTATTTACCATGTATAGGGCTTTTAATATGTCATGGTGTTTGTATACTGTAGTTATGGATTTTCTTAATTTAGCCAGCAATAGGTCTTCTATTTCGTCGTAAGCTTGGTCTCTATTAGTGTAAGATTGTAGAGTCTGTAGTTTGGCTTGTGCAACTTTACTCGCAAATTCTGTTTCTGCCATAAATTGCGAAATATAAGATTCGGTTACGCCTAATTTGGACGCAACTTGGGCAGGAGAATAATTTTGAGAAAGTAATTGGAGTGCTTCGTCTCTCATAAATTTAGTTTATTGATTTAGTTTATTGATTTAGTTTATTGATTTAGTTTATTG